CTCGATGCACTCCTCCAGCGTCGGCAGCGGCCGATCCCGGCCGTCCTCGGCCGCTCGAACTCGTTCGTCACGCGACGGATCGCGGCACCATGCGTGTTCCATCTCACCCCTCCCGCGGCATCGCCGCCTTAAATAACACCGCCACTGTTCAACCTTCGGCCCGATTTCTTTCACACCGCTCACCCCGGATAGGGCGTACCGACCACCTCGATCCGCGCACCGATCAGCGCCCAGGCGGACTGCTGCGTTGCACCGTTGAGCAACACCCACACCGTCGCACCGACCCGCGAATCGGCGTGTCCGTACCATCGGTAAAAGCCCCACTCCCACGATCCATTGGCGTAGTGAATCCGCACCGTCTGTTTCCACCACCTCGCCACCGCCGTCGATTTCGCGGCCGGTGCCGTCCTGCTCATCGCACCATGCGATGACGCACCGACGAGGACGAGAGAAACCACAGCCAAGGCAACACGAACAATCTTCATTTCAGACCCCTTCTTGAGAACCATGCCATTCGCCAACAGGCCACGCGCCGGTCGGCATCACTCGCTTTCTTGCTCTGCTGGTCCGTCGATCAGCTTGTCGACCCAAGACAACTCCTTCCGCACGAACTCTTTGATGCGGATTCGGTCGTCTACCTCGTTGACGCAGTCCGCAATCCGGTCTGCCAGGACAGACGCGGTGATGCCGAGATTCCTCAGTGCGGCGATGATTTCAACTTGTCTGTCAAGCATCAGAGAACCTCCATCTTGGGAGTCGAGTACCGTCCTTCGTTGACCACGTACAGGTTGCGACGCGCCCTCGTCACGGCGACGTAGGCGATGCGACACTCCTCGTCGTGCTGACGCTCGTCTTCCGCGCCGTTCTGGACTCGATTGGAGGTCGTCGTCAGGAAGGCCACGCTGTCGGCTTCCATGCCCTTGACGCTGTGAATCGTCCCCACGCGGCACTTCGGCTCTGCAGCCAACTCCATGCCGTGCGACTTGGCCTGCTTTCGCCATGTCTCGGCGTGGTCGACCAGCTTCTCCCACGCGCCGCTGGCGATGGCGGATTGAAGGGCAGGGGACGCTCCGACGCTCGGCAGATCGGACGGCAGGATGAAGTCCCAGCGAGCAACCTCGTCCTCGGACGAGAATCGTTTCTTCGTGCCGCGAACGAGCATCGACTGCTTGACGCCGGGGGACAGCATCCCGTTGCTCGGCAGCAATTCGATTGCCCGCTTCCACTCCAAACCGCTGATCGGCTCGCCGCGCTCCAGCTTGAAGATGGCCTGCAATCCATCGGAGCGGTGCGTCGGGCCGTCAGGGGCATTCGTCCATCGGCACGGCTTGCCGCGTCCGTGCATCGCTGCCGCCATGCGTCCGGCTTGGTAGCGCGTTCTGGCGATCAGCAGCCACGACTCCCTCGGGTCGATCCGATCGACCAACTCGTCGAGGTCGCCAACCTCATCCACGCGACCGTCGTGATCTGCCGGTTCAATGCCACGGTCGAAGTACCCTCGCCTCATCCGCCGAAGGCATTGTTCGCCTAGCCGAAGAATCGGCGCAGGGCAGCGGTAGGACTTCGGCATGATCTGCTCCTTGGAGGCCGACCACCCCATGAAGCACTCGCTGTTGCTCCCCGCGAATCCGTAGATGCTCTGAAACGGGTCGCCGACGACGTAGCACCACTTCACGCTCGGCGCCGCGACGAACCGCTTGCACACCAAGTCGAGTAACGGCGAGGCGTCCTGCTGCTCGTCAAAGAGCCACGCGGAAACCTCGGGGACGGGGGGCAGATTCCCTTTCTTTATATGGGGGTTTTCAGTCACGCTAAAAACGACACCGGCTTGCGCGGCGAGGAGGTCTACGAAGTCGATCCGGTCGCCAACCCGCTTGGCCGTCTCGTACCGATCCAGCATCGGCTTGATCTTGGCGAAGTCAGGCAGCGAGTCGTCCACGCGGCGCTGGTTCCTGACCACCAACTCGACCGGCACGAGCATCGACCGGGCCAACGCCCAGCAGTTCAGTGCCGCCGACGCCTCGGGATCGCCACTGAACGTGACCGCCCCGGTGTCCTCGTCGATGGACGCCTGCACCTTCACGCCCATGGCCTCGCTGATCCACTCCAGGTCAGCCTGCTTGTCGGTGAGGAGTTGCCCCCCGGCCAAACCTTGCAGCCTGTAGCAGCAACTGTGGACCGTGCGGAACCACCCCTCCTTGGACAACAGCCCCTCGGAGACGCCCCACGCTTTCGATGCCCGCCCCACCGCCTCGGCCCGTGCCGCACGGGTCATAGACGCGAACCCGAGCCGCAGGGGGTCGCCGCCGAGCCGCTCCAGAGCCATCTCCATCTTGCCCAGAATCGCCGTCGTCTTGCCCGTCCCGGCACCGCCAACGAGCCGAGCGACTTCCGCCGGTTTGCCCAAGCTGCCCATCTTCAAGCCTCCTCGCCTTGTGTCGCGGCCGGACCGAAAACCTTTTAGGGCCAAGCCTGTTTCGTAACCGCTTTTCGGTCCTGCGTTTGTGCCTTGTTTTTCAGGCTAAACACGCTCTTGGACCGAAAGCCCGCTCCAAAAGACCCCAACTGCCCCCCTCTTCGAAATCTCCCCTATAGAGAAGGGATTTCAGTCGTCGCCCGCCCCGTCGATCGCCATCGACTCCAGTGCCGCAAGCTCGTGCCGTGTCCAGACGACGTAGTTTTTGCGAGCGTCTCCTAGATGGCGGAACCGGCCGTGCCGGAAGTCTTGAGCGCCAAGGCTCCCGAGCAGCCGCCGCTTGAGGGCAAGCCTCTCGCCCTCGGTGACCTTGTGGTTCCGCTCGATGTCCTCCCAGACCTTCCCCCAGATGAACCACAGCGTCCCGTCCTGCCTCCATGCGGCCCGTCCGGTCGGGTCAGGGATATCCTCGTCGGTCGGCTGTGACGCCTGCATAAGACGATCGTGGAGCCAGCCAGCCAGCACCACGTACCGAAGGGAAGACGCCCCCGGCCACTCCTCCTCGGCCGTCTCCAGCAGCTTCGCCTTGACCCCCTGCGTCCTGCGGCTGCGAGGCGTCTTGCTCGTCGCGTAGTCCTGCACCTTCAGCCCGCCGTCCCAGATGCCGTGCCATGCCTTCGGCTCGGCGTCGAGCATGATCTTGCCGGTCGCCGCCAGGACCGCAGCGGCAACCTTCGTCGCGCTCCGGTACTGATCCACCGTGAGCGAGACGTTGCCAGATCGGTTGGTCGTGTATTGCTTCCAAGCCGGGACATGCAGCCGATACTCAAGCGGGTCGGAATGAACGATGGTCAGTTGCCAATCCCCCGGCCCCCACTCAGGCTCGCTGTCCGTGTTGGGTGTCAGCGGTGCGAACGACAGCCCGCTGGCCGTGAACGCCTCGCACGTTTTCTTGGGAGCAGCCTTCCGCTGCTTCTTGCCCCCCTCGGGCTGCTCGCAACCGGCCTCACCCGCATCGCGCTGCTGCTTGGCCTCGGTGCTGTGACCATCGCCACGCTCGGTAAGGTTTGCCGCCTCCATGGCGCTCTCGGGATCGTGGCCTGAGATGTGCGTCTTGCGGGCGAACGAGATGGCCGACCTGACCACCGATACAACCTCGTCGTCCGGCAGCGGCGGCTTGCACATCGTCGCGTTGATCGCCCGCAACTTGGCAAGCAAGTCCTGCTGCTCCTGCGGTCGATCAATGTCCGGCCCGCTGCGGAACGCTTCGCGCACCGCGAAGCGATGCAGTTCGTTGTTTCTCCCCGGCCCGTCGCCACCGTAATGGACCGGATCGTGCAGGAGCATCCGCGACGGCTTCTTGCCGTTGCCGCTCTGGATGCCGCTGCCGTCGTCGTTCCAGAGCAGCGTCAGGAGTTTCTCTGGGATCGATGCCAACTCGACGTCCTGCGGCGACAACCCCGGAACCCACTGATAGACCTTGCCGCTGTGGTGCGTCGACGGCGGAATCACGCTCTGCGATGCTCGGCCACCGTTGCCGAATCGAAACTCGATGCCACGCAGCTTTTTGACTTGGATCGGCGGCAGGCTTTCGTCCCAGCGAAACAGCCGGTGTGGACCTCGCCCGGCGACATAGGTCGGCGTGTAGACTTCGCCCAGCCCCAACTCTGACCACGCCGCAGCAGCCTCTGGCCCGTCCAACTCGACGTCGATCAAGCCGCTCGCTGGCCCAAGCAGAACGCCGACGTTGACCGGCGCATCGCCATCGAACCACGACAGAATCTCGTCCTCGTCTGACGTCGCCCGCATCTGCCAGCCATCGCCGCCAGCAGGATGCTTCCCCGGCGTCCCGCAGTCCTTGCCCTTCCAGCATGTGCAAACGTCAGGCTCGCGGACGCCGTACAGCCTGACGAGTTTCCACCCCTTGTCGTAGGTTCCCAAGAGCGATCCGATGCTCATGTGTCGAGTCCGTTCGTGCGGTGTGTGTGCCACGTGTGTCCCTCCGGTCGGAACCGGCCGGGGGGCATCGCCCCCCGGCCGGAATCCCTTCCAGCCTCTCGGTCAATCCTCGTTCTCGATCTGACGCTCCACGGCCATCAGCGGCTCGGTGTAGATGCGTCGGATCGCACTGCCAGCCTCACGGGACAACTGCCCGATGAAGCGCGGGACGATCTGGGAGTATTCGATGCCGCCCTGCGACGTCGCCTTCTCCAGCGTGAGCGCCACCTTCGCCCGGAAGTGGGCGACAGGGAGCCTCGTGACGAACGGCGCGACGGTCTTGAGACTGCCGGGACCAGCCGACACGATCACAGGGAACGCCTCGCCCTCCTGCAAGATCGCCATGACGCGACTCTCCTTGCAGCGACGGCCGAAACCGCCGCGACCACTACCGTCCTTGTTCCACGGCAGCTTGTTCCAGTCGTAGAGCCGGTCGCCAATGCGACACGCCTCCAAGGCGACCGGATCAATGTCTCCGAGGTCATCGCTGACACGCTCGGCGGTGCGCAGGTCGTAGGACACCAGCACCGGCGGCTTGCCCTTCTGGATGTCCTCGCCGCCCCACAGGACGCCACGCTGACCGTAGTAGACGAGGATGCCTTCGATGGCCTTCGTCTCCACCTCGTTGTTGCCAGAGTCGAGATACACCCAAGTCTTCCCGCCTCCCGCTGGCGTCTTCACGCGCACCAGCGCCGACAGGTCGAAGCCACGCCCCTGCGTGTTCGCCTCGATGGCCTCCGCGATGTCGCTGTCCGGCGTAAGTGCCGGGAACAGCGTCACATCGACGTCTGGCACACGCGACAGCGAAGTGCTGCCCGTCGCCGTCGTCATCGCCGTACTTGAACCTTTCGCCATAACCTCTGCCCTTTGCTTCTGAAACCCAAACAATCAGCCGCCGTCAGAGCGCTCTGCTCCGAAGTTGCGACTCCACGAACTCCGTGACCAACCCATCGAACGCGGTTCCGGCGACGAACGAGCCGCCCTTCTCGCGCCCACGTGCCTTCGCCTTCTCTGCGAGCCACGCCTTGAGCGTGGCCGTGGCGACGGTCGTGATTTCCTCTGCAATGCCTTCCTTCTTCGCCGCTTCCAGCACCTTCTCACGCTGACCCGCGTTGACCGACAGCCTCAGCGACTCCTGCATCCACCACGTTCGACCGGCGACCTTGCAGCCGTCGAGGCCGCTGGCCCCCAGAGACTCAAGGGCAAGACGCTCCATCCGCTCAAGCGTCTCGTTGGCGACCTTGAGGGACGCCTCGGCCGCAGCCTTGGCGTCGCGCAGCCTTGCCACTTCGGCCAGAAGGTCGCACAGTTCGACCGGCACTACATCGTCTCCCACGCTCATTTCAGTTGTCCTCCGGGTTGATCGCCGCGAATTGAACCACCGCCTGCCAATCGATCGTGCTGCGGAGTGCCGTCGCCATCGCGGCACGCGTGAACTCGTGCATCTCGGCCATGCACTTGCGAAGCTCCTCGCAGACGCGGTGCTTGAGCCGTGCTGCGACACGCGTGATGTCCAGCCCCTCGTCGAGCAGCACCCGGATGTCGCCGCACACTCGCGGGTTCGCCCGGATCATCTTCGCCATGGCTCGCGTCTCGGCGTTCATGACAACGTCTCCAACTAGAATCATGCCACCGCCTCCCTTCGGCTTTGCAGTCGTGCCATCACGGACGAAACAACGTCGCTTTTGGTCGTGAGCGCCCGGTACACCGCCTCGTCGATCGTGTCGCGGGCGACGAGGTGGTAGTAGTGACAGCAGTTCGACTGCTGCCCCGGTCGCCGGATGCGGCGCAGAGCCTGCTCGTAGACTCCGGGGGACCAATCGACGCTGTAGAACACCGCGTGCGCGGCCCTCGTCAGGTCGATACCCTCCGCACCGGCCCGAATCTGAACACCAACGACGTCCGTCTTGCCGTCCTGCCACTCTGCCAAGGTCTTCTCTCGGCCGCTGACTTCGCTGTACCGCCGTCCCGTCTCGCGGCACAGCGCCTCGATTTCGCGGGCATCAGACGAGAACACGTAGAACACCACGAGTGGCTCTGCTCGGTCGAAGTCGTCGAGCCAATCCCGCAGCGCCTGCCGCTTGGCGGGCATCCCGTCGATGAGCGTTGCCGACTCAGACTCGTCGACTCGTGCATACCCGCTCGTCGCCTGCCGCAGCCGTGTCGTGCGGGCGAGCGGGTTCGCACACGTGACGAACCCTGACGCGACTTCTGCGACCAACTCCTCCTCCAGCGTGTCGTAGAACCGCCGCGTCGCTGGTGACAGGTCCACCGTGATTCGCTGGTGCGTCTCCTCTGGCAGATCGAGGACGTCCTCGGTCGCCACCTTCCATATCCACGGATCAGTGATTGCGGCGAACTCCTCCTGGCGGATGTAGCGCTTGACCTGACTCGGGAACATCGGGTTGACCTCGGCAAAACGCGACCGACAGCGAACGTATGACGGCCCGAACACCTCTGGCTGGATGAACCGGAACTGCCCATACAGGTCGAGTGGGCCGTTGGGCATCGGCGTCCCGGTGAGTGCCAGCCTGCGGGCAGCCGGCCACTTCGCGGCGAGGGAAGCCAGCCACTTGCTGCACCGCCCCTGAGGCGCCTTCGCCCGGTGAGCCTCGTCGAGGACGAGCCACGCCCAAGGCGTCGCCATGATCGCCTTGCCCAGGTCGCCCTGGTACACGGCGTCGTAGTTCACGATCACCACCAGCGGCACCGGCCCGGCAATCGCCATCGCCTGCTTGAGTCGCTCTGCCCGACGCTTGGTAGGCCCGTGCGTCAGCAGGACCGGCTTCGCCGAGTTGTTCAACACCCCGGTCGCCATGAGGGCGCACAGCGTCTTCCCTCCCCCCATGCCGATCGCAGCCATTGCACCCGGCTTGTCCCCCAGCCAGTCGCAGAATCGCGTCTGGTGCTGGCGGGGGACGTACCCGCCGGCGGATGCCCGCTCGACTGCCTCGGACCACCACTCGCCAACCGCCTGAGGCGTGACCACAAGGATGTGACCCGGTCTTGTCATGGCCTGTCCTCCGCAAACGAGAGCAACTCGGACTCTATGGTTTCCCGGTCGGAGTCGATCCGTTCGGACACCCAAACTTTCAGTTGCGACAAAAGTCGCTCACTGCCAAAAACCTCGCGCCCGTCGAATGAGACGACGCGACAAATCGACCAGTTGATCACATCAACCTCCGGTGGCGTTGGGGGCCACCCGTCTCCGTTGGCCGTGTGCCGGCACCCCGGATCGCCGGGGTGGACGACGTAGTCGATGGACAACTCCAGCGTTACGCAGCCCAGCCCGAGCGTGTCGTCCTCGTCAATCAGCTTCACGTTGGTGTTCAAGCTCAGCCCTCCGTGCCGGCGGTGACGCGGACGTCTTCGCTCGCGGCGGTGAGGCTGGCGACCTCGGCCTTGATCGCGTCGATCTGCCGAGTGACGTCCTCGCGGATCGACAGCAGCTTTTCGCAGATCTTCACAAGCGCCGCTGCCCGGCCGATCAACAGGTCGCCGTAGTGCTTCTTGAGGTAAAGGTCGCCTTGCGGCTTCCCGCGCCAGACGTCGCGGACGACGCTGATGCTCCCCGGAAGATGGCCGACGCAGTCGTACTCAGACAGCCAGTAGTTGACCCCCTTGCTGTGTTCAATCGTGTCCGTGACATGGACCCAAAACAGCCTTGTGCCCGCCTCGACCGCAGTCCCGTAGGTCTCAATCATCCCCAGGATCGCTGCCGCGGCTTCGTCGTCGCCGGCCATCTTCTCGCTCGTTGTGGTCGTTCCTTCGGCCATTGATCTGCCCTTTGCTTGGTTGTGGTGGGAAGTGGAATCCGTTCCAGAAAAAGTGCCAGGGGGGCGGGGGAACGGAGGAAACCCGCCCCCCTGGCGACACGACCGCGGTGGACTAGGCCACGGTCGCCATCTCGCAAGCGGATGCCCAAGCCTTCCGCTTGAAGATGTCGGATGAACCGAACAAGCACGACGCGAACTTGCGCTCAGCCCGCACCGCGCCGGTGCCGGTGACTCGCAACTCGTGGTCGGCCCACTCGCTGGCCGCGTTGTAGGCGGTCCAGACGTTGGACTTGTAGCCGCCCTCGTTCGTGGGCAGGGCGAACCGGTCCCACAGTTGAGTCAGCACCTTCTCGCGGCTCTTGTCAGAGCGGCCGTTGACCAGTCCGCCGAAGTAGTCGGCAACCTGCTGAGTCCCCATCGGCTTTGCCAGCATGGCTCGCGCCGCCGTGGCGAACTCGTCGTGGCTGTTGTTGATCACGCCGAGCAGTTCCTTGGCCTTCTGCACCCGCCGCGACAGCGACCCGGCCGTGTGGAACAGCTTGAGCCCGAGGGGCAGTCCGGCGTCAGTCTTGTTGGTGTCGGACTCGCTGATGGCGAGACGCAGCGTGTTGGCACAGACCACCCGCACGCTCGTCGGAAACAGCCGGACGGCCCCGGTGCCGTCGTGCGAGTTGGTGATGAGGACGTACTTGTCGAGGACGTCGCGGTCGCAGACCTCGATGTGACCCGGCAGCTTGGCGAGCATCCAGACCGTCCGGCCACCGCGGAGCGAACCGCAGGTGTGCCAGATGGCGAGCGACTCTCCAATGACCTCGTCCATCCAGGCGAACGCCTCTCGGTTCTGGAGCGGCTGATACCTCAGGCCGACGGCCCCCAGCGCCGCCCCGGTGTCCATGCGGTAGGTCGCCCGGTGGGTGCCGATCGCCTTGTAGCGGTCAGCGGCTTCCGGCCCGAAGTCGGCCGCGAGAGCAGCGATGCCGACTTCCCAATCCGTGCCGCTGATCCGCAGAGCGTCAACGCTCGTCTGCGCCGCCGACACCACCGTCCCGTAGCCGTGCCAAGCCGGCTCGTAGGCGAACATCGCGGAACCCTGAGCCTGTGTCGTGAAGTCAATCTCGTGAGCCATGATCAGATTCTCCGTTTTGAAGTTTGTATTCCCAAACAATCGAACGCGAAATCATCCAGCGGTGATCGAGCAGTAGTAGTCCACGTTGAGCCACCGCTTCCCCGAACGGACACAGAGCGAGTCGCCCCGCAAGGCCAGCGAATCGACGTTCTTGGCGGTGAACCGAAACGTCCTCATGCCGACGCAGTAGTGGACCGTCAGCCCCTTCTCGCAGGCCGAACGAACCCTAGCCAACCTTGCTTGCATGACCTCACGCTTCTCTGCATCCATCGCCCCGCCCTCCGCTTGAACCCGTCGCCGGTGTCCGCCAGCGATGAACGAAGTCTACCCAATGGTTATCGGCCGTCAATAGGTAATTTGAAAAGGTTTTTCCAGCCAGCGTTTCATGGCTCGGCTGTCACTTGGCGTCGTGGAGTTCGATCCGCAGTTCGATCTCGTTGCACTCCGCGACGTCGTTGCGGCGGTACACCTCCTTGACGTGCTGCTCAGCCCGGTGCCTCAGGTCGAACACGCGGTCCACCTCGCCACGAACGCCATCGACGTAGGGGACGACGGCCCAGCGGCACAGCTTGCCGCCGGGGACTTGAGGGGCGTGTTGGGTTCGCTCTGCGATCCGCTCCAGCATCTTCATCTGCCGCTTGTTGAACATGACCAGTGTCTCCGTTTGGGTGTTTGTGAGGAAGTCCGAACAATCAGAATCCGCAGAACTTGGCTGCAGCGGCCAGCGAGTCGAACCGCAACTGCGCCCCGCTGCTGGCGCATAGGGGGGAGCCGCCGGCGTAGACAGAGAACGGTGCGGACGCCGGCGACCACGGCTCGTTGACGATGGCAAGCAAGGCGCCGTCGCGCTTGCCAAAACTTCGTCCATAGAACACCACAACAGCCTTGCGGCCGTCTCGGTCGCAGGCCGCGGTCGCGCCGACGCAGTAGCCCGTCGTCCGCATCTGGAAGTAGGTCACTCCGTTGTCGCCGTGCAAGTCCATTGTTCTGCTCCGTTTTGTTCGCCGCTCGCCGGTTTCCGCCAGCGATGATCGAATCCTACTAAATGGTTATCGGCCGTCAATAGCGTTTTCTTTCGCCCCACCGAAAACACGCTTGCCCATCGCCCATGCCTCTCCGTTCCATACGTACTCGTTGACCGCGATCTGCCGCATCGGCCAACCGTGCTTTCTCATGTCTCTCACGACCGCCTCAGCGGATGCCATCGGCATCCCTCGCTCTCCGGTCATCTTGTCGACGCCAATGAACTCTGTAGTCCCAACAGCCGGTTTCATGCCCTGCTCTCCACCGTGTCGCTCGCCCTCAATCCGAACCCGCCCGGCAACGCGCCGGGGCGGGTGTGCTTACCCGAACAATCGGTCACTTGGCGGACTGGCGGACCGCCCGCAGCATCTTGATGACGTTCTTCAGCCCCATCTGCTGAGCAAGGAACACGCCGCGGGAGAGGAGCGAGGTGGACTCGCCGTTGCCGACGTTGGAGATGAGGTCGTCGGTCAACTCCGCGATAATCTCGTCCAGAACCTCGACGCTGCCTTCGCAAGAAGTCATCTTGGCGTGGCACCGGACGACGAGGCCCAACTCGTACTCCGCCCGCACCACCGACTCGCCCCACTGGACGGCCTGCGACGGGCAGTAGTTGGCGTTCTTGATGAACTTGACCCTAGCGTCCTCGAAGGCCAACTGATATCCCTGCCGACACATTTCGAGCGCCTTAAGAATCGGCGACTCGGGAGCCGGATCCGCGACCGGCTCGACAGTGACGACCGTCTCCGTAGTCGCGGCGAACTTGCCGCCCTTCTTGATCGCCGCCTGCTTGAGCGCCTCGACTTCGGCAAGACGCTCGGGAGTCTCGCCGCAGTCGGAGATTTCGTTCTCGATGTTGCAGCGTTCGTAGCACTCGGGACACATTTCGACGTTGCCGTTGTCGCCCGTTGAGCGGGTCTTCCGGCCGCACTCGCAGCAGTCGTAGCAGCCACCCTGACCGAACCCGTTGACCTTGCCCATGATCGTGACCTCCGTTTGAACCTCGTCGCCGGTGTCCGCCAGCGATGACCGAAGTCTACCCAATGGTTATCGGCAGTCAATAGGGGCGGGGAAAAGTTTTTTCGGGATTCCGCCGGCGCCAGCGAATCGTGGGGCGGTCAACTGGAGCCGAGCGTTCGCAACGACGCCTCGATGAGCGAGGCCACTGCACGGGCCAGCGGGGAGTCGGTCCCCAACTCCTGGCCGAGCCGCACGAGCGACAAGGCGACGATGATCGTGTCGAAAGACTTCACGCCATCACCTCGACATCTACCGGCCAGACATACGGAAGGTCTGCTGGCTCACGCCAACCGAACTGCCCGTAGTGTCTCGCGTTCTTTCGCAACAGGTTGGAGCGATGACTGGCGTGGAAAGCGTCGTAGCCGATCCAGTTTGGGTACGTCGTCCCCGTGTCATTGACCCCGCAGACCCAGCGGCCGAGACGCTGGTCGAATCGTCCTTGGAGCCACTCGTATGCGCCCTTGAACTGCGACAACAGCGTGTCGCGGTAGCCGCGATTGATCCACTCGCGGCAGACTACGCAGCCGTAGTGTGCCAGGGTCAACTCATGCCCACGCCACATCTTCGCAGCAGGATGATTCCGCCACGAGGACTGCGGCTTGGCTTCGTGCTGGCCGACCGGAACGCCGAGCGCGAGCAGCAGTTGCTTGGCCTCGACTCGCTGCTTTCCGAGTCGCTTCGTATCGAGGCAAGCAGCCGACTTGACGAACTCTGGATATGGGAGAAAGGTCTGCACGTTGTCACCCCACCTTCGCATACGTGTTGAGCCACTGAGTCAATGCCACCTTCGGCCTCGGGACACTCATCGCCCTGACTTCCTCGCTGTCCTGCAGCTTGAGCTTTCGCAGCCGCCGCTGCGCCTTGGCGAACGTCGTGAACCACTCTTGCACGATGCCTGACGGCGTGTCTCCCTCGTGGTAGTGGATGAAGTAGATCGTGTGACACCGGGGTTCCTTGGCTTCTCGCTTCGTGGCCATCGCTCGTCTCTCCGTTCGGGTAGGGGAACAATCAGTCTCGCTGCCGGTATGGACGATGCTTGCCCTCTGTGATCCACGCGGCAAGGTCTTCGATCAAGAAGTCAACGGCTGCTATTCGATCAAGCACCACGCGAAGTTTTCTCTCGCGCGTCACGATCCCGGCGGACGCAAGGTAGACCGCTTGGCGAATGTCCTCGGCCAGAACGTCATGCGGCTGCTTGGCTGGCTTGACATCTAGTGCGTGACCAGACTCGATCGTTTCATTCGCCGTCGCCATCTTGCTTCTCCATGTCGTGCTGGCAGTCAGCCGCGCTTCTTGAGTTGCCGAACCTTGCCGGTGAACGGCTTGCCTTCGATCCACCACTTGCCGTCGCCGTCGCGGTCAACGGCCGCGAGGTCGAGTGCGTCCCACTCGTCTTTCGTGTATGCAGGACCGCCGTCGTCGTGCGGGTCGTACATCACCTTGACTACCCCGCCTTCGGGGAGCGTCAGCGTGTGCGTGGCTTTCCACTCGCGGGTGCTTGAGTCGTTCACGGTTGTTCTCGGTGTTTCGGCATAGGGTTAGGAAGTCCGAACAATCAGCCGTGAGCCTTGATGCAGAAGCGCCGGTCACGCAGTTCCTCGGCAGCGGCCTTGGCAGCAGCGTCGAACGCCCGAGCCGCACGGTTGCCAGCCAGAACGAACTCCAGGTTGAACAGCACCATCGCGTAGTTGCGAGCGGCCGACTGCAAGCCCTCGTTCAACTGCTCGACGGCCGCAGGGAAGGTCGAGTGAACTTCGGCACGGATCATGGGCAGCAGGGCGTCGACTTCGTTCTCGATGTCGCAGTCGAGCCACCCAAGCTCACGCAGTTGCGAGATGCAGGACTGCATCGCCTTGGCACAGGCGTGGTCAACGAGTTGTTCGGTAGCAGGGGTCGAAGTCATCGTCAGGTTCTCCATTGAAGTGTCATCGTCCCGGCCCGCTCTGCGGCAACGCACCGCAGCACGAGTCTCCGAAGAGTCAGCCGTTGGCGATTGCCCGCGATGCCTCAATGGCTGCGACCGTCGCAGCCGCCGACCGCACAATCCCGCTGTTCTCCCTGCCCCACTCACCGAACTGATCCGGCTCGGCGTAGTGACGGGCATCGTCGAGCAGTTCGTCGAGGCCGGGGTCATTCGGCCGCAGCCAGACGAACCGGCTCGACCGCTTGACCGGATCGCAGTACGGTTCGCAATCACGCTCCTCGTGGTCTTCAAAGAACTTGGCAGGCACGCGGATGGTCGCCTCCGCACTCGGTTGCTTCGGAATCAACGACAAGCAGCCCATGCCGTGAGAACCGACTCGCACCAGCGGCGTGTTGCCGTCTCGATCAACGGTTGCGATGTAGCCCATCTCGTAGCACTTGCTCCACGTTCTGTCTGCGATACCGTGCGGCCGCTTACAGCAGCTTGCTCCAAGCCGTTTGCACTCTGAGTCAACCTTGCCAATCGCAGTCAACTGTGCCTTGCTCGGCCTCGTCAACTTCTTGTGTCGCATCGTCGCGTTCCTTGTGTCTTGAGTCCGTGGACCCCCGCCGCACTGTGCGGCGGGGGTGAGGTAGCCGAACAATCAGCCGCAAGCGTCCCACGGCTTGCGGTCGAAGCGAATGAGGTCATCGATGTACCGCTTCATTTCGGCAACGCTGCCGAACTCAGGCACCGACGCCTGACCGACGAGGTAGCACCCGCGGTCATGCACCGCGTACTCTGCCCCGCGGTAGCGGCGAACCTCGATGCCGTCCTTGTTGATCCAGCTTGCATTGCGATTGCTCATGGCCGTGTTCTCCGTTTGAAGTCCGTCCCGCGGTGTCCGCCGCGTTGACCGAAGTCTACCCAATGGTTATCGGCCGTCAATAGGGAAGATGAAAAGTTTTTTCAGTCCAACGATTCTTGTGCGAATCACTCTTTGATCCAGAGGCACCAAGCGCGGGCGACGTCGTGCCGCTGCCCGTTGATGACCGGAGCGCGGTCGCGGCCGTAGATCTGCGTCCCCGGCTTGCGAGGGCTGAGGTATCCGCAGGCAATCAGCACGGCGTTGCAGGACCGAACCACGGCCCGGTCATTGTTGTCTTCCGCGACGTCTTGAACGTGGTTGAATGCGTCAGCGATGTCAAAGCCTTCGCTCTGGCAGTCGGGGTCGTCGGCCCACGCTTCCATGATGTAGGCGATTTCCTCCTTGAGCAGCTTGCTGCCGTGAGCCTCGATGGCGTCGGCCAGCCTCTGGCGGTTGGTGATGGTCGCGGTCACGGGGCAGTTCTCCGTTGAGGGTTGTGGGGTTGTTCGGGAAGTCACCAGACGCGGACCATCTCGGCAGTCCGCTGGACGTCTCCGCTGCCGAGGAGTCGGCTGCGGTTGCCGTTGACCTCGTCCACGGCCTTCTGAAGCCGCTCCAGAATCGCCTGCACCCGCGGCAGGACGTCGGTCTCGGCGTTGACCATGTTGCTGCGGCTGCCGTCGCCGTAGGGGGCAGCCATCTTCCGAAGGATGGCCGAACGCAGAGCCACCAAGTCGTAGCCAGCGTCCTCGACAGCCTCAGCCAGCGTGTCGCGTTGTTCGTTGAGTCGCATGATCGTGTTCTCCGTTGAGAGGGGTTTGGGTGTCCGAACAATCAGCCGCGAGCAGCGAATGCCATCACCAGAACGTGAAACGCAGGGGTGTCGTCGAGGCCGACGGGGCGTCGAAACTCCCCCTCCGGTGCCGGTTCCGCCCAACGAGTCACGGCGTTGCCGGCATACGTCGGGAACCGCTCGCGGGAGTAGCCCATCGAGCGAAGGGCAGCCGCTGCCTTGCGGCCGGAACGCTTGTAGAAGTCCATCCGTTCCATGTCGTCGGCCGTCATGCCGATCGTCGTCAGAGCCTTGAGCGTCGGGGCGTGCATGGCTGCGATCTCCGCTTGAACCCGTCGCCGGTGTCCGCCAGCGATGAACGAAGTCTACCCAATTGTTATCGGCAGTCAATAGGGGCGGGGAAAAGTTTTTTTCAAGCCACGATTCGATGGGCGACCATCAGCTTCCGCCGGACTGCGGTGGAGGAGCGACGGCGCCGAACGTCACCACTGGCGACGTCGTCTCGATCCAAACGCGAGCGCCGCAGGACAGCGGCTTGTCCGGCGAATACACGACGCGGCACGGGCCAAGCACCTCCACCTGCTGGCAGTAGGTGTTGCCCTCGCTGGTCTTGACCGTGATGGGAGCCTCAGCCGCTCCGGTCGCCTTGTTGCGCCGGATAACGTGCTGGTTGATGTGGATGCGGGTGAGCCGTCCCATGCCCGGCATCTTCGCCGGCGAGTCAAGTGGCCTTGGTTCGCCGCGGCTGCCGCTTCTTGCGGGCCACGCCGGCCGCGATCCAATCCGGGTTGCCTCGCGACTGGTGAATCAGCGGTCGTAGGCGGGTCAAATCGCTCTCCGAAAGCGCGGCCAGCCGGCCGTCTTCCACTATGACCCCAATCCGATGCTTCCGAGCGACTCGACTGACCGTGATCGAAGCGCACCCCAGGCGCCGAGCCGCTTCCTGACCGCTGATGTAGACCACCTGCTGCTCCTGTGTCATGTCCGTTCGCTCCTAGTATAGGCCGACGGTTAGCGAATAACAATAAAAGCGCCCGCTCAACCGAGTTTTGAGCGGCGCCGCCCAGCTTTCGTGGTGTCCCGTTGAAGGTACGCCTGAAGGTTCTGCTCGACCGACTTGCGACTCACCGCCCATGCCCGGCCCGAAAGCCGGAAACCGTCCAGCTGACCGCTTCCCAGCAGCTTGATCACCCAAACGTCCGTGCAGCCCAGCATTTCCGCGGCATCCGGCACGCTGATGTACTCGCGGATTTGTGATTGCTTGACCATTGTTTTCGTTCCCGTACATTCCAGAGGAAGAAAAGCACGCTCCGTTGGCCGCGTTGCCAACGAAGCGTGCGAATGGCGGGGACGGGACTCATGTCGGCCGTGCAATCAGCACAGCCGTCACAACCGCCGCCATCAGGAATCTGTCGGAGGACCGGACGCCTCCACGCATGGATGTGCTACCTATCTCTGGGGAAGCACGACGATGACGCTTGATCAATTTTTTGCGACGACCTACCGACCGCTGCGACTACGCGGCCGATCCGAAAGCACCATCCGCCTGTACGGGTGCGTGATCCGGCAACTCAGCAAGTGGCTTGAGCGACCAGCCGTCGTCGAGGACATCGGCGACGAGTTGCTCCTTGCCGCGTTCCTTGAACACCGGGCCATGCGGCACTCGCCGTGGACTGTCGAAAAAGAGCGGTCGCAACTCCTTGCCCTTGCCCGGCTGGCGTTTGAACGTCGCCTGCTGGAGCGGATGCCCTCATGCCCGCCCACGCCGCTGCCTCATCGGACCCCAACGAGTTGGACGTCTGACGAACTGCTTCGGCTCTATCGAGCGACGACCAAGGTGCAGGGGTTCGTAGGTGGAGTCCCGGCGGCAACGTGGTGGCTGGCCGCGATCTCGTTGGCCTACGAGTCTGGCGAGCGGATCGGTGCCTTGCTCCGCTGCCAGCAGAGCGACCTTCGCGGGGACACGCTCACCGTTCCTGCCGCCGCCAGGAAAGGCCGTCGAGCCGATCGGGTCGTGACGCTCTCTGCCGAGACAGTCGCCATCCTGCACCGCGCTCGTGCCGCCGGTCGCCCCGAACTGCTCTGGTGGCCGCTCAACCGACCCTACCTCTGGCTGCGACTCAAGGGCATCCTCGCCGGTGCCGGGCTGTCCGGTCGCCGGGTCGGCTTCCATCAGCTACGCCGCACCGGGGCGTCGTTCTACTCGGCGGCAGGGGGCAGTGCCGCCGACTACCTCGGCCATGGTCACGGCAGCGGGGAGAAGGTCGCCGCTGCGTGGTACGTCGATCCACGGCTGCAGCGCAAGCAGCCAGCATGGTCGCTCCTGCCTCGGCTCGGCAACCCGCCTCAAAATTGACCCCCCCCCCGAAAACCTCCGGGCGCGCACGCCCCCCTGCCGCCGTAGGTTTTTTCTTGACCCC